AGAGTTATAAGAGGTAATAAGTTTGACAAGCTTGTAAATTCAATTAAAGAGTTTCCGGAGATGTTAAAACTTAGACCAATAGTAATAGATGAAGACAATATTATCTTAGGTGGTAATATGNGATATAAAGCTTGTGTTGAAGCTGGTTTAAAAGATATACCAGTTAAGGTAGCNAAAGGTTTAACCGAAGCACAAAAGAAAGAATTTATAATTAAAGATAATGTAGGTTTTGGAGAATGGGATTGGGATTTACTTGCAAATGATTGGAATAACAAACAAATAGAAGAATGGGGTTTAGATGTATGGCAACCGGAAGATATAGATGAAGTATTAGAGGCAGAAGAAGATGATTATACAGAATCAGATAATATGCAAGTTGATGTTGTATTAGGCGATTTAATAGAGATAGGAGAGCATCGTTTGTTGTGTGGTGATAGTACAGATTCAGAACAAGTTGAAAAATTAATGAATGGAGAAAAGGCAGATATGATTTTTACCGACCCTCCTTATGGGATGAATTTAGATACTGATTATAGTAAAATGAAAAACAACACTACTTTTGCAAAAGAAAAAGGAGTAAAAGATGGTAAAAAATATAATAAAGTTATTGGTGATAATCAAGATTTTAAATTAGAGTTAATTACAACTATTTTTAAAAACTTTAATTATTGCAATGAAATATTTATTTGGGGTATAGATTATTTTGCAGAACATATTGAAGATAAAAATAAAGGAAGTTGGTTTGTTTGGGATAAAAGAGTAGATGAAAACTTTGATAAAATGTATGGAAGTTGTTTCGAATTATGTTATAGTAAAAATAAACATAAAAGAGAAATAATTAGAGTAAGATGGGCGAGTGTATTTGGAACTGAAAAAGAGTTTGACCACAAAAGACATCATCCAACACAAAAACCTATTTTATTATCTGAAAACTTTATAAAGAAATATAGCAAAGAAAACAATAAAATTATTGATTTATATTTAGGTAGTGGCTCAACAATGATAGCATCACATCAACTTAAAAGAAAATGCTACGGAATGGAATTAGATGCAAAGTATTGTCAAGTGATAATAGATAGAATGCTAAAGTTAGATGATACTTTAGTAGTAAAAATAAATGGTAAATTATATGAACAAAACTGAACAACATAAAAAAGCTATTCTCGAAGCACTTGAAAAATCATTAGGTATTGTTACAACGGCTTGTAAAAAAGTTGGTGTAGGTAGAACACAATATTACAACTGGTTAAAAGATGATACTGAATTTGCAAAGGCAGTAGATGATATACAAAACATTGCTTTAGATTATGCAGAAAGTAAACTACACGAACAAATAGGCGATGGTAATACATCAGCTACAATATTCTATCTAAAGACTAAAGGAAAGAAAAGAGGATATGTTGAAAGGTCAGATATTAATATTGGTTCAGCAGAACGCATTAAAATAGATATAATGCCATTCGATGAAGAATCCGAAGATTAAACTATTTAAGAAGCAAATTGAATGCTTTAAATACTTAGAGGATAACCATACAACAGAAGTATTGTTTGGAGGTGGTGCAGGTGGCTCTAAAACTTTTACCGGTTGTTTATGGCAGATAATACGCAGATTAAAATATCCGGGTACAAGAAGCGTAATAGGTAGGTCAAAATTAAAGAACTTAAAAGCTACAACATTAAATACATTCTTTGAAGTTGCAGTTGATTATTGTGGTTTAACACCCGATGTAGATTTCAGATATAATGCATCAGACAGTACAATAACATTCTATAACAAATCAGTAATATATTTAAAGGATTTATTCTTATATCCATCAGACCCATTATTTACTTCTTTAGGTGGTTTGGAAATTACAGATGCATTTATAGATGAAGCAGCAGAGGTTACAAGCAAGGCAGTTAGTGTTTTAAATTCCCGTATTAGATATAAATTAGAGGGCTATAATCTAATACCTAAGACACTACTGACTTGTAACCCATCAAAAGGTTGGTTGTATTCTAAGTATTACAAGCCATCACTTACTAATGACTTACCTAAACATCAGAAGTTTGTTAAATCCCTTGTAACAGATAATAAGGCTATTTCTAAACACTATGTTTCCCAGCTTGAAAAGTTAGATAAGATAAGTAGAGAAAGGCTTTTGTATGGTAATTGGGAATACATTGATGATGATGCACTACTATTTGAATATAATAGCCTACAAGATACATTCACTAATTCATATGTGGCACAAGGAACTAAATATATCACTTGCGATGTTGCTCGTTTAGGTGCTGATAAATCTGTNATTATTTTATGGAATGGATTAAGGGCAGAAAAGATTGTATCAATAGACAAAAATACCATACCGGAGATAGTTTCTAAAATAAACGATTTAAAGAACGCAAATCAAATACCGAATAGTAAGGTAGTGATTGACCAGGACGGTGTAGGTGGTGGTGTAGTAGATGCCTTTAGTGGTTGTATAGGGTTTATGAATGGTGGTAAAGCTTTAAAAGGTGAAAATTATCAGAACTTAAAAACACAATGTTACTATAAGTTAGCTGAATTAGTTAATGCTGGTAACATATACATTAAGGATAGGCAATATAAAGAACTAATATCAGAACTTGAAATTATCAAAAGAGATAAGGTCGATAAGGATAGCCAAAAATTAGCTATTGAGGGGAAAGACGTACAGAAAACAAAGTTAGGTAGGTCACCGGATTATGCAGATGCCTTAATGATGAGAATGTGGTTTGAATGTTTTGGTTCTTATGGCGAGTATGCCATTATTTAATAACTTTACATAAAATTAACCTTTGTATTTATAGATGAAAGAATCAATCGAAATTATTGTACCAACCAGCTGGTCAGATGTTAGCCTAAAAATGTATAAAGATTATACAACTAAAATAGAGGGTTTAACAAACGAAGATGAAATAGTGGTCCAAAGTGTAAGCACTTTATGTAAGATACCATTAAAGATGGTTAAAATGCTTAAGAGGGCAGATATAAAGCAAATTTACACTAAGCTATCTAAACTTATTTCTTTACCAATAAATAAAGAGGTAATTAACAAGATTGAGATTAAAGGTGTAACCTATGGATTCCATAGTAACCTTGATGAAATGACTTTAGGCGAATTTGTTGATTTAGATGAATATTCTAAAAATGGTGTAGATGGTTTACAATATATACTATCTATATTATATCGACCAATAACAGAAGAAAAAGGTAACAAATACAATATCGAACCATACAACGATAAGCATATACAAAATGCACGTTTATTTGAAGAACTAAGTATAGATGTTGTTAATGGTGTAATGGTTTTTTTTTATCATTTAGGAAGCAAATTGCTGATGAGTTCACAAGACTATTTGGACAAGGAAGTGGAGAGGTTACTGCAAGAGGGAACTATGGTTGGTTTAGCATAATAGATGGTTTAGCTAATGGAGATTTATTGCAATTTAATTCAGTTACTGAGTTACCATTTAGATTGTGTTTTGTTAAGTTACAAATGCAACAAGATATTGCAAGAGAAGAAAATAAAAAGAACAAGCGATGATAACATATAGTTCAGTAATATCATATTTTAAGGAGTTTGCAGATAAGCACATACAACTAAATTCATTTAGCTATGGTGCATTAGATAAACTTGAATTAAAGAAGATAAACGAATACCCAGCTTTACATATTGTTTTAACAAATTCAGATATATCAGATAAGGTTGTAGTATATGATTTTGATGTATATGTATTTAGTGGAATAGCACAACAATCAGAAGAAGATGAAGAAGTAAAAGAAAGTGCATACACAGATACCTTAATGATTTTACAAGATTTAAGGGCAGAATTTACAGAGGGTAAATATATTGTAAATACCAATCAATTACTTTTGCAAGGTTCTAATGAACTATCTTGTACACCAATAGAGGAAAGGTTTAATAATATGGTTATCGGCTTTAGTACATCTATAAGTGTTGAATCAGCTAATGAAACAACGGCTTGTACTATACCATATCCAAAATACAATGGACAGAACATATTTGAATTGTGGAATAACGATAATATTACATTCCCAACAATGACACATTTTGATTCTGCTTTTTATTGGTGGTCGTTTACTGAACAAGTGCAAAGTAATTTAACATATACTAATGATGGTGTTACACAAGTAGCATCAATATCAAACAATAACTATTTATCCAGTAATAACATTGTAACAAATAGTAATACACTTACAAACCCATTAAGATATAATTCGTTTTATAGAGGGCTTGAATTTAAAGGTACAACACAATCATATAATATAGGGCAATCATTTAGCCAATATAAAGATAGACAGTTGTATGTAGTTTTAAAACTTAAAAACATAGTTGATACTGAAGCTGGAAACAACACATTACTAAACATAGAAAATTCAGCTGGTACACAAGGTATTAGATTATTAGTAGGTGGTTCTAAAGCATCAGCAAACAAGAATACCCTATTTATAAATGATATACTAGATNATGNAAATGTAAGCGTNCAAAACATATCTGATGATAGCAACGACTACATAAGAGAAGAAAGCATTACAATAGGTATTGCATTCTTTGGTTCTGAAATGAATGGTGGAATTGCTGATACTTGTAAGGTGTATTTAAATGGAATTCAAAGAGCAACTATTGATACAAATGGTAGGAATATATCCAAATTTAATATAGGTAATGGCACAAGTGGAAATAGCAAATTCATATTACAAGAGTGTTACCTAAAACAAGTAAATAGTGTTAATTCAAATGTAGCTGATTTCCCAAAATTAATGGCTTGGATAAAGAATAGGTAATGGCAGAATTTTCATTAGATAATACGGCAAAAGCATTTGACTTATTTGGTAGGGAAGTTATCAAAAGAGCAAGACGTAACCTT